TTTTCCATGCTTCCTCCGTTAGATTTTCGTAAACGTAAAGAGATTCGCCCGAGGATTCTCAGCCGGCGGCGCCGAGGCCGCGAGCCTCAGCCCATCGCGCTTTTCCTTCGCCAAGTCGATGAGCGCCTGCAAGTCGGTTTCCCCAAAATGCTCGACCAGACCCACCTGGCCGAAGCCGGCGAATACCCGCCCATCTTTGCCGGTCACGAGGCGCACCGGGCCATCGCCTGCGAGCGCCTCGACCTCGGCCGCCGTCATGGTCACTTGGGCGCCTGACTGCACCGCGGCAAGCGTAGTTGTTGCAGCCGGCTCCGCAGCCGGTTCAGCCGCAGCGGCGGGTTCATCGAGTGAGTGCGGCCTTGCCACCATGCGCCAGCCCCGGCAAAGCGGCGCACCGCAGGCGCAGGGCACCGCCGACAGGATCGCCTGGAGTTGAAGCCATGTCTGCCCGGTGCCGTCCACGTAGGCGGCGATGAACTCGTCGCGGGTCACGAGCGCACCCAGTTTCCGTTGAGCATGCACACATACCACACCCCGGAAGCCGCAGCCTGCGAGACGCCCGTTGCCGTGGCCACGCTGTTGATCGTGTCGGTGCCTGCCCCGTAGACCTGCATCGCGTTTGCCCCGGAGTTGGCAACGAAGTGCATGGCGCCCGATAGCGCTGGCGGAAGCCGCACGCCGTTGGCCGCAACCGCGACCGTCTTGACGATGTGAAAGCTCTTGTTGGGATTGAGCGCCGTGGCCGTGACCTGGCTATTGCCCACGTTCGCCACGATATTCGTGTCGCTTGCGTCCGGCAGCATGCTGTCGAACACGTTGAAAAGCGCCGTGGCTGCGCGGCGATCGGGCAGCCCGTTGAGTCTTTGCTGCACTTGCGTCAACATGGTGATGCTCCTTGAAAAGGTGAAGCTAGAAGCGGCCTTGCGGCCGGACCACAACTGAGTACGACTTGCCTCGCCCAGTCAAAGGCTCGGCGCTGCTGCAACTACAGGCGGGCAATCTCCCGCTGGAACCACGCCCGCCCCGCCGCCGTGTCCTCAACGATGTAGAACCGGTGCGTGTTGCGGCTCGGCCCTTGCAGATCGTTGAACTCCTTGCCATCGGCGCGGATGCCGAAGGTCGATTTGAGGGCGATTACTTTGGCGATCATGAGCGAGTACAGGAAACGGCGCTTGACCGGCTGATTCGTACCGCGCATCACGTACTGCGCATCGCCGTTGTGTCCGGTATGCACGAAAAGCGGCTCGTTCTCGTGGTCCCCGGACTCAATGTGGATGACGACTTTCTGATTCATGAAACTTTCCTCGGCCGCTTTGTCGGCAAACTCGTTCTCTGGAATGACTTCGATGCCACTTACCTCGCCCGTTTCCATGTTGAGCTGCATGTCGTCCTGGTTGCCGTCGTCCGAGCCGATTAGTTTCCTGTTTGGGATGCCTTTGGGCATAGGTATACCTCCATTGGTTGCGGTTTTGAGCGCGAGCCTTAAGCTCCGACCGGCCGGTCCGGCAAAACGAACACGTCCTTGATGGAGTAGGTCAGGCCCACGGTGTTCCAGACCGAAGTCCCCACCGTGAACGGCCCGCCTGTCGCCCCGTCCTTCACGATGGCATAGGCAAACGGAGTATCGGTGTCCGGCATCACCGGGAACTGCGGGAAGCGGAAGAAATTCCCCGCCGAATCGAGCGCCTCGATTGATCCCTGGCATACCCGCAGCGTGCCCGCAGCGTCCAGCCCGAACACGATAACCGTGCCCTGGTTTGCGGACAGCGCCGGGAAGGGAAGCAAGGTCGCATGATCGACGATGGGCATTGCGCCGCCGACGATCGCAACCGCCGTCAGCGCGATGCCGTTCACGCAGTATTGCAGCGTGTTCGCCGTGGCGATCGTGGTCACGGCACCGGCCAAGCCGCTCAAGGCGGCTTTGGTCGTGGCGAAGTTGTCTTGATTCTGAATTTTCATCATGATGCGTTCCTTTTCCCTGGTTTACAGCAGATTCGACACGGTATGCTCGACAAGAGCGCCCCATCCCGGATTCGTCACGACGGCGCAATCATAAAATGTCGCACTGCAATATCCGCGCTCCCCTGTCGGGTCCATCTTGTCCACCTTGTCCACCGGAATGTGGTTGTACTTGAAAGCGTCCAAGCCACGGAACGCGCAGTGCCCCCAGTGATTCGCCGCGATGACGAACGTCTGGTACACGTCGTTTAGCGCACCGGTCGTCGAGACAAATCCGCCTGCGCCGACAGCAGCGCCTGAGTCGATGAACTTCGGCAAGTCGGGCGACAGAATGAATCTGACCGAACCGGCCGAGCCGATTTCAAGGTCATGCGCCGGCTTCATCTGCCCGTAGTCGCTGATCTTCGTGAAGTTCGGCAGCGCCTCGATGTCACGCTGCGCGTCGGTGTGCGAGAACCCCAGGAATGATTTCTGGATCGAGCGCGTGCCGAAGTTGCCAGATGGCGCGAGGACGCCGCGCGTGAATAGCGCGTGATTGTTCCGCAGCGAGCGGTTCACCCGGTCAATCAGGTTCTGGGTGATGGTCTGCGAGACGGTAGCGCGCGTCGTTCCGCCTGAGAAAAACCGATTGGTGCCTCCTTGTAGGGCTCCGACGTAGATCAGTTCGCGCACAAGCCCCAGGCGCTCGCCAAGCTGTTCCTCCATCCAGGCGGGAACATCATCTTCGCCCAAGGAACGCTGCCGCTCGGTGTAGGAGTAGAGCGCACCGTACTTCTGCACGATGACGCTGGTATCCAGGACGGAGATTGTGTCGGCGTCAGGCGTCGATCCTTCCTGGATCAAATGCGCCGCGGCGGTGGTGGTGAACGTGTTCGGGCTTGCCGCGGTGGCGCCGAACGGAACCACTTGCCGGAAGATGACGGTATCGCCGGATTTCACCGGCTGCTTGTAGATTTCCCCCGTCATTTCGACGGTTTCGACGAAGATCGCGTGTTTCAGGATTTGCCCTTTGATCTTTCCGATCCGTTGGGCCGGACTTGCATAGGTGGCCATGGCCATGATGAATTTCCTTACAAAAGAGGTTACGTATCAAACTGCGCCTCGAATGCGGCCTGCGCGGCTTCGTTATCCGAAACTGCGTCATGCGCCGGCTGCTGCGTCCCCCTCGGGGTCACGGCGGCGGCGAGGCGATTGCGTTTTTGTTGCGTTGTGGCTCTGCCTTGCGCGGCAGAGGAATAGGCGTCGAGCAATTTGCTTGCATCGGAGGACTTCGGGGAGTCCATCAATGCGCCCTTGTCGGCCCACCACTGCGGGTACTTGCGAATGAGCGCGTTTTGAGCGGCTTCGGCTTGCACCGGATCGGTCAGTTGCGCCTGCGCTTCGCGTTCCGCCTGCGTCGGGCCTCCATCGAACGCCCAGGCAGTGAATTCCGGGGTACGGATGGTGTCCTCCCACGCTTCGTGGCGGGCATCTAGCTTGGCAAGTTCGCGCGCCTCGGCCTTGGCATCGGAGAGCGCCGTGGCGAACGAGGGCTGCACGCGCTCGCGGAAGAAAGCATCGGCGTCGAACGCCCTGCCCTGTTCCGTCGCCGCCTGCTTCGCCTCTGCGGTCGCCACGAAAATCTTGCTCATGTGGTCGGCAAGATCGTCGCCAAACTCGGTGCGAAACGCCGCCATGGCTGCCGGGTCGATGGCAAAGCCGCCCCCGGCTGATCTGGAGACGGTTTTCGCCGTGTCCAGCGCCGATTGCAAAGCTCCCACACGCCCCTGCGTCATGCGCAGCGAGTCGGATAACTGCTTGATCGTTCCGGCCTGTGAGTCGAAGGCTTGCCGCAGCGCCGGATTCACGCCTTCCCAGGGGTCCGCAGCCGCGGGCGCGGGTGCTGGCTTCGGGGCCGGTTTGGATTCTGGCTTCGCCGGTGCTGGCTTTGCAGGCTTCGGTTCGGCCTCGACGGTGATACCGCTATCAGCATCGGGCTTCACTTCGGCATCGAACGCCGCCTGCATCTCTTGCGCATCAAGCGCGGCTTCGGTCCTTTCCTCCAATTCACCGGACGGAACGACTTCGGTTTCCATGTAAAACCTCCAAACGAACAAAAAAGCCCGCCATCAACCTCTTGCGGGCTCGACAGGTAGAGAGCGTTGCCGCTGTCCACCACCATGCGCCGGGAGAGCATTACCCTGCCGGCGCCTTCTTACTCGTACTCCGAATCTACCTCTACTATAGGCGCTGCCTTCGGCGTCGGATCGCCAATTTCAAGCAGATACTTCGCCTCACTTATCCGTCCGCGCTTCTTCGCGGTCTGCCGCTCGTCCATGTCCGCATCGTTCTCGGCCCGCAGCTCGGCAATGCGCTCGGTCAGGTGCTCCTTGATCTTGCGCCAGGTGTCGGTGCCGAGGTCGTGGGTCGAAAGAACGGGGGCCGCCATCAATTCATCCTGCGCTTCTGTGCACGCATCTCGCGCTTTCGCATCGCCGCTTGTTCGGCTTCGGTGAGCACGCGCGCCGCGCGATACCACATACTCCCGCGGTCGCCTTCTGCCGCATCGCTTGCCATGTCCCCATCGAGAAGCCTGCCGAGAACCTCGGAACGCTTGACGAAAGCAGGGACTTGATCCGGCGCAACCGGCTGCCAATCCCCGCGCCCGGTCTCGCTCGCATAGATCACGAGCCGGGCTTGTTTGACGCGCCCACGGTTCATCGCCCGCGCAACGTCGGCAGGATCGATGTTCGCTATGTCGCGCTCTTGCTTCGTGGCCATCAGACGCCGCCTCCAAATATCGCCAAGGTCGAGGCTGCCGCCGAAGAATTGGCAGCCAGCCGTATCTCGGTGAACCCTGCGACGTTCAGCACGAACCATCCGGTCGATCCCACGCCGAGCACGGTCAGATCGCCGCTCGTATCGATCAGCACGCCAGCGGGGATGGTGAACTGCGCGCCCGTAGACTTCAACACGATCGCGGTGGCTGACTTGGCCCCGACGAGCGCTTGTATCTGGAACGCCGCGAGCGCCGCCGTGCCCACAACGAGTTGGATGGCGATGCGCGTCAGGCCGGTTACATCGAGATCGAACACCGACTGCACGCCAGAGTTGTCGAGCCCGACGGCAGGGCTTGAGAAATCGGCGAAGGCAAACGGCCCAGGCGATAGGCGATCGACGCGGGTGGCTTGGACTTTTACGGCTGCTGGCATGTGGTGATCCTATTGGTAAAACGACTTCCCAGGTTGTGCTTTTCCTGGAGGCTCCACAGGAGGGAGCAATGCTTCCGCCGAGGGATTGTGGTGGCGGTGCAAATCTACTCCCATTTGAGCCCCGGCCAATTGTTTTTCGGCGTTAACTTTGATTACGACGGACGCAAGCTCAGCGCGAAGTTTGTCTAGCACCTGCCGTTCAACGCTCGAAAGCTCTGCCGACTGCAATTTCTCGTCGAGCATTTTGATGGCGAAGGCGTTGTCGCGGTCTTTTTGCCCCTCTTGTTGTTGGAACTGCAATTCGAGCGTCTTGAGTTTCTCGTCCATTTGCGCCTTCAACTGCGCCACAGCGAGTCTCGGATCGCCGCCCTTCTGGCTCATGTTCTGTACGATTTTTTCCCACTCAGACGAATCGTATTGGAACCGGCGGACGTCGAAATTCCTGCTCTTAACCAGCTCCGCCGCCGTCTTCTTCGGATCAAGCCCCGAGAGCGGATTGGTCGCCAACTGGAACATCTGCGGCAATTCCTGCGACTGCAACTGGCGCTCGATCAGGGCGCTCGATCCGCGCGCTTCGATTTGCAGATTGCGCTTCTCCGCGTCGTTCTCCCCGTATTGCAGGAGGAACTTGTAGTAGCGCCCGATGTGCGGGCTCGTAATGGAATCATCGAACATCTTCGCCATGCGCCGCAGGAGCGTGTTGCCGTTGTTGTTCTGGATCGTCACCACGCCCAATGGCTGATTGCGCGATTCACCCAACTGGCCTTGCAGGAGCACCGGCATCCCGGTCACGCGCTCGCACAGGTTCAAGGCGTACTGGATGATCGCCATCAGGTCGGTCTGGCGCGATGGAATCTCGAAGAACTGCATCGCCTTCTGCACATCGTTGATGTCGGAGCCTGATTTCAGCCGCCATACCTTGTTTGCCGTGAGCGTGTAGCTGCCATCGGCAGGTGTCACGTCATGCGAGATCACGATCTGGGCGCCTGCGGAGAGCCCGGCATTGTCCGCAAGGCGCCTGCTCGCTGCGGTCAGGAGGCGCTGCGGCGTGCGCATCATCCTCGCAAGTCCGGTCCCCCACGGCATCCCTTTGCGCTTCTTGAGCGGCATCAGGTCGTAGGGGAAATCGCCTGAATCGAGCACGTTCAGGTCGGCCTTGATGACGTGGCCATTCACCATCGTCACCATCGCATGCACAAGGTCGTGTTCCTCGCACTGGCAGCCGGCTGCGAGCATTTCGTCGCGCCCTACGGCACCGTACATGTACCAAATCTGGAACCGGTCAGGCGAGTCGCGCTTCGTGTCTTCCTCGTGGCGCCGGCCGCGGTCGATGTCTGCCACGTTCTTGTCCGGGCCTTCGGTCAGAACCCGGTCTATCTGCGTGTCGAGGTATTTGGTCGGCCCCTCGCCGCCCTTCAAGTCGGTCAGCTTCTTTCGTGTGATGTAATCGACTTCCCAGATGTAGGAGCCGTTGTGAATGTTCTCCCCGCACGCAGGATCAGGATAGATGCACCGGGGCGACACCCACACGCTTGCGGGTTCTATCTTTTCCTCGATGACGAGTTTCTTTGCGGCGGGCTGCATGGCGCCGACAGCCCGTTTGACGTGTCCCAGGAGTTGATGCAGCACGCCTTGGCCTTGCGCCGCGCCCGGATCGGCCTGCACATCGTCAACGATCGACACCGAGCGCCTGCGCACCGGGATCGGACCCTTGATGACGCCGGTCCCGATGCCCACCACATCGTCTATGACCTGGCGCACCTCGCCGTGGAAGTTGCACCCCTGCAACCATCCCTCGATGCGATCCTGCGCGGCCTTGGCGCCATCGGCGGCGTCCTTGAGCATCGCTTGGGCCTGCGCTTGCAGGTTCTGCCGGATGAGCTGCTGCTGCTGCGTGTCGGTCACATTCTGCGCGAGGTGCTGCTGCATGTCGGGCGGCACCATACCCCCGGCAATCGCCTGCAAATCCGGTATCGGCGGCGGAACCAGCTCGAAGTTCGCCTCGTCCGATGGAACCACCATATCCGAGAACCGGCCGCTTGCCATATCGCAGTACGGCTGGGTGATGTTCGGGAAGATGCGGCTTTGCGTGTCCCCGGTTCCAGCCTGCTCCATGCCGGCGGGGCGCGAGGTCCATGCGCTGCCCCCGCCGCGTTCCTCATCGCGGTTGTGGTCGTCGATGCCGGCGTACTGCTCCTCGTCAACGCGCCAAAATCCTTCTATACCGCAGCTTGCCCGATGCAGGATCGCCTCTTTGCGCTTCGCAGCTAACGACTGCCCGAACGCATCCAGGCGCGCGAGAATCGCTGCTTCGTCGGCGCCCTCTACACCGGAGAGGGTATCGTCGGCGCGGGCTTGGATGGCGGGGATGGGGTCCATCGGGTTCTAAGCTGGCCTACTTGGGCTTTGGCTTGCCCGCAGACGCAGGCGCAGGCTCAGCCTTGATTGACCACGCCCATGTACCCGGTTCGGTCCCGCAGGAGACGGATTCAGCCCAGAATAGGCTATTTCCGTCGATGAACACCTGGCCGTTCACCGCTCCGTCTGCCGTGCTCCCGTAGGTCTTCACAATCATCATCGGGAACACGTCGAGCGCGGACACTGGATTTCCGACGTGCGCCGGTTTCTCGCTTGATTGGCGCGTGTGGTTGATCTGCTGCGCATCCTGCTCGCTCAGCGTGTAGAAGACGGTAATGCCAATCGTCGGTGCTTGTTCGCTTATCATTCTTGCTCCTGTAAGTTCAAACATTAGCGGTATTGCTTCACCGGCCAGAAGTTATCCATGTTTACACTGCGCTTACTCATGTTCCAGGAAGCCGGCACCACCTGCAGATTGAAAGCGTTGTGCAAACCACACGCATCGGCATGATTGATCGGAACAACATGATCCACCTGCCACTCAATCCCAGTCATCTTGGATCGTAGCAGTCTCAGTCTTATGGCCTCACGAATAACGAACAGGTCAAACTCGTCTGTTACTTCGAGAGTTGGGTTTCTCTTTCTAGCGTAGCGCTCTTGCCTGTACGTTGACTTCACTACAGTTCTTGCCCCAAGATCAATTCCATATTTCTGCGGCGCAACGCGCGTCCTAGAACCAAGTTCCAGCTCTCTCGCATAACTAGCTTGGTTAAACGCTTGAAGACTTCCGTAGCGCTTTGCCCGGTATTGCTTCGTCCATTCGCTGCAACATTGCTTACACTTGTTCAGGTATCCATCTTTCATTTGTTTGTGGAAGTGGAATTCAGCAATAGGTTTTTCCTTGACGCATCCGATACATGTTTTCGACTCCGGCGCAGGAGCCCTTGGAGTGGCCGGACGCTTTGCTCCACGGTCCCTTCCAACCATAGCCAGCCGCAATTTTTCTTTGTGTTCCTCCGATAGTGGCGCTTTTTTACCCAAGTTAACCTCCGATGCATGGCATGAGCTTGAGTATAACAAACGAGAGTGCGGCAATAACCAATCCGATACCCGCATCACGAGGCTGATACCCGCTCTCGCGTATCGGGGCCTCGGCCGGTTCGCGCTGTCGCCATCCTTGCCCGAACTGGCGCAGAGCGTCCGAATAATTTGAAGTCCAGTCATGTTTTGGCGTCGAGCGGAACGCGCCTGCCGCCTCATCCCATTCGTACTGATAATTGTCGAGCGCCTTGATGCCCTCGGAGCAATGTTCCTCATCGAACGCGCACTCATCGAACAGCGTCTTGGTCTGGTCGATACCCTTTGCAACCTCATCGATGACCGGAACGAGCTTGAACGTGTGGCCGGGCATCAACTCGCGCAGCATGTCAATCCACGGCTTTGTGCTGGCCTTCCCAAGCCGACGCACGCCAGCATCGTGCGGCAGGTAATGCGTGCCGAACACGTATCCTGTATCGAGCAGCCACTTGACGTAGTGGTCCAGGGATTGACCGTGCGACTCGTAGGCATTGAGGAATCGATGCTGGTAGCCTAAGTATTGATGGCACCAGAGCGCGGTTGTGCCGCTGGTCTTGCTCAAGCCCAAGTCCCAGAACGTATCGACCGGAATGCCGCGCGCATAGGGCACCTTGCAGATGCGCCCCTCAGTGCGGGCGCGGGCCATTTCCGCGCCATAGATAACGCCATCGACGGCTGCTTCAAAACTTTCCCTCGCTGTGCTCGGATACTCCGAACGCATCCGATCCTTCTGTAATTCGGCCTTCTTCGTGTACCACGCCTTTTGCGCAGCCGTGAGTTTGATGCCGGCAAGCTCCAGGTCGGAGAAGTATTTTGCCATCTTCTGTCCGATGACAACGCCGTCCGACGCTAGAACATTATGCGGGTCGATCCACCACGGATAGAAATGAAAGCGGAAGTCAAGCGGAGTCAGTTTCGCGCCTGCGCGCTGTGTGTTCTGCGCAAGCTCGCACATCTCGAAAAATTCCCCGCCACGGCCCTCGGCAGTTGATTCGACGAAAATAATTTGCCCAGGATGCACCGCGTTGAACGAGCCGCTGACAATCTCCTTCGCTTTCTCAGGGTCGCGTCGGCTGATCTTACCGAACTCGGAAATGTGAAGGAAACTCAAAGTCTGGCTTCGCATCGAGGTACCAACATACACGCTCGATCCATTTGCAAGCGACAACTCGCTCACAGAATCGTTGATGGGGTACACCACCTCGCGGATACCTTCTGGCAGATGGTCGTAGGGAAACTTGACCTTGGTACGGAACATTACCTGCGCTTCGCGCAGCCCTTGCGCAACGATGCCAACTGTTTTGTTTGGAGACCAAACTGCAAGGTCCAGACCGAGCAGGTCAACAAAAGTCGAAATCCCATGCTGTCGAGATTTGAGGCAAATATTCAAGTACCACATCTCGTCCAGCAAAGAGAGTTGCACTCCGTTCGGCTCGAACTTGATGCACTTACCCTGCTCTGTGACGATGTAATACAGATTCGCCAGTCGCCAGCGACGATCCCCCCATTGCGAAATATCGAACGCCGGCGCAAGCGCGGGCGAGATGCGCGGTGCGCTAAGATCAGAGCTTGACTGCGAACTTTCCAGCATCCAGACCTACCGCGGCAAGAAGTGCGGAAATCGCCGACTCGCCTTTTTGCTTGTTGTCTTCCTTGTAGTGGCCGAAGAACTTGTGCGCCTGCTCGCGCGCCACGTTGCGATCGCACGCCTTTATTTTTCTGGTGAAACCAAGCAATTGCCCATCTGCCTTGATCTCATCAACCTCGATCGCTTGGAGAGCGAGCGCTGTGTCGTCGTCCAACTCATAAATCGGCACCATCGATCCATCGGGCCGGAACAATTTGCGTGGATCGAAGCGCACGGCGCGCGTCATACTGAGCACAACTTCTTCGGATGTGATTGCGGTTAGTTTTTCTGCCGCCGCTAGCAACTCTGCGCGTCTGGAGGCGATTTTTGCAGAAATTTCGCTGTCTTTCATCAGGCGATCGGCATTGCGTCCGGCACTGATTGGTGGAAATCCAGCCTCGATTGAAGCCTGCGTCGCATTCCCGCCGTTCCTTAGATACGCCTCTACGAATAACGCTCTGCGGTGCGCGGCTGATGCCTTGCTCGTGCCCGCCTTGACTCGCTTCTTAGCCCGCTTAGCCGGTTTGGCCGACTTGACCGGCTTCTTCGCAACCATCTATCGCCCGTACCCTCGCCCGCTCGGCATCATCTGCACCTTGGGCGCCGCAGCCTTCATCGTTGTGAACTTCGCGGACTTCTTGATCTTGACCGCGGGTGCCTTTCTCGCCGCTGGCGGCGTCATGCGCATGGGCTGCGGCTGCATCGGGTTTGCGAGATTGCCCGCATGCTGGATGGCGGTAGCCCCTGAGAGCGCCTGGCCCTTCGACTCCTGCGAGCTGATGTTGTGGGCCGGCATTTTTTTGGCGAGCGATGCGTTGACGAGTCCCATGCGCTGATCTCCTGTTGCGTGATATTTCAACGGCTTAGGGAACGCACATTACGCCTGCGCCGTTCAAATTGCAATAAGCGCAGGTTTGGCCCCCTGCCGGGGGTGGACTGTGACGGCTGCGAGCGGAGGAGACGGCGGCGGAAGACCACTTGCCGCCTGGCGGGAATTAGGTGGACGCTGTAGCTCGGCCTCGAGCTCGCTGCGGGTCACGCGCGAAAGTGGTCGACGTCCGGGGCTAATGCTTGCATTTCCGGCAGAAAGCTGCCCGGCCCGCTTGCGCTTGAATGCTTCTACCTGGGCCTCACTGAGCCATCTGGCGCTCACGCCTCGCCCCTCCAAACCTGGTCCAGATAATTCAAATCCGCTTCGTTCGGACACGCGCCAAGAAAGCGCCCAGATTCCCACCACCACTTTTCCAATTCCCGGCACAGCAGAAAATAGCGGACATGCCGAATTCCCCACAGGCGCTTTAGGCTGACGCTGGCTGATTGCTGGCTTGGCGTGTCCATGGCGCGGTATTTTCACATTTCGCGGTCGAGCGATCAAGACAGGGATCGGTTTGCCCCTACCCTTCACGCCTGCTATCCTTCAATCGCTGGTCCGTGGGAGCACGGCGCAAGGGTCTGCGGCGCCCAATCGCCCAAGATCGCCAGCACCACTCACTCAACCGCTATTGGGAGCACATCATGTCGAACGGAAATATTGAAAAAGCAAAGGCGAAGTTGGCCGAAATGCGCGCCGCCGGCGTTGAAGTCTCGCACGCCAAAGTAGCGCGCGCCCAGGCGGTGCGCGTCTATTTCCGCCAGCACCACGGCGTAGACGATAACCGGGGATCCATCGTCCAAACCCTGCGCGACGACGCCAACCGCGACTTCAAACTCGTTCAGGACCGCGCGAAACAGGTAGGCTGGCCCGCAGTCGTGGCCGAAATCTGCTGGAAGTGCGAATGTGGCGACGACGACCCTGGCGCGGGTCAACGGATCGCCGATTGCAAGGCCCCGCACTGCGCGATTCACCCGGTTCGCCCAAAAACGGCGATCCACCGCCCGCCCACCTTGCCCGAGCCGTACTAAAAGCCGCGCCAGCCCGGTTTTATACGGTCTGCGTGCTGTTTTTGAAACCTTACCCCTCTCCGGCGACCATCCGGGTATGCCGGCGGGGATATGGTCTAAATCCCTGCCTGGAGCCGTGTCGATAATTCGACGCCAGGGGGGAAAAAGCCGGGCGGGAGATTTGCGATATCGCACCCGGCCCGCGGAACTTGGAGACACCTGCTTGACCTGTCGAGTCTGCGGGCGATTTTGATTCCGCGCGGTCCTGAGCATACGCCAAAATTGGCCAGGCGCGAGGAATTGGGCCTGGCGCCTGGCCGAAGGTCCGCCTAGCTCGCAGATCAGGGAGGAAGTCAGGCGGAAAGGTGCGCGGGCAGTAGCTAAAGAGCCGAGGCGCGGTTGAGGACGATACGCTGATTGCTCAATCTTTGTGCGGGATAGCAATGTTGCAATGCAGCCGTGGTATGGTGCGCGCTCGCCGTCGATTCCTGGGAGGGAAGGTAGATGAAAACGCGCATGACGCAGGGGCAGTTTTGCGAGGCTATTGCAGCCGATGAAATTCCAGCCGATTACCGGGCTGGTTTGAGGTTTGCATCTACGCTGTGCGTGGCGCTGGAGCGCGATTTGGTGGAGCACAACGGCTATACCGGCGACGTTGAGCCGCTGCGCATGCTCGCTGCGATTACGCGGCACCTTGGCAGTTGGAACGAAGCCTAGTTTTCCTTGGTGACCTGGGTTTTGCCGGCCGGCGCCGGGGCGAGTTTGCGGCCGAAATAGCAGTCGTCGCATTTGCCGTTCGTGTGGCTACCTACGATATCTCCACACACTGAGCAGCGAATTTTCCCGAACGGTACGCCTGACGGTGATTCCTGCGCTGCGGTTGCGCGGGCGTTATTAGGATCGCGCACCTTTTTATCGAGGTATTTGGCAACGATATTGTCTGTTTTTCCGCTTGCCCGAATATCTTCCACGCACTCCACAATAAACGGAAGCGTGTTGCCGGCTGCGATCCATGCGAGCAGGTACTCGTTCCTTTCGGAAATGACGACTCCGCGCCGGATCAGTTCAGCCGCGTATGCCGCCGGCTTACCGTTCGGTTTTGGGTTTTGGGGTTCTCCTTGAATTTCTAGCGCGCGCGGGTCGGCGCAAAGCGCAGCCGGCGGCGAGATAAGTACGGTGCTCGCGCGCTCGCTTTCCTTTTCCCTTCCCTTCCCTTCCCTTCCGGGGACGAATGCTCTGCGATCGTTCGTCGAATGTTCGTCGAATGTTCGTCGAACAATCAACGAATCTTTAAACTCAGGAAACCGTGCCGGCCCAGGCCTGTCAATCTTCTGGTGCTTGGTAAAGTTATGAATATGAAGGTACATTTTTCCATCAACGACATATTCTAAGTGCAAGCCGTGTTTTAGAAGCTGGCGAATCAGCGGTTCGCAATCGATGTCGTCGGCTGGAAAAATCTGCGCTTTTAACTGTTTTGCCGACCTGTCCAGGTTGCCGAAATCGTCCGCGAAATTAAGAGCACCGACGAACAGTAGTCGAGCATTCGTCGAACATTCGATGATTGCGGCGTCAGTCCAGAAATCCGGCTTTATGGTTCGGATGCGGGCCACATTGGCACCTTTCTCCCCCAATCAGGGGTAATCCCAAGCGAGTCCAGGGGAGGATTGGGCTCCCCCGGGCGGCTTCTCGCTTTCAAACGGTCGGCTGATCGAGCGCGACTTGGGATTAGGATAATGAAGGCTCTCCTTTCTTGTCAACCGCGACCGGGGAATTTACCCTGACACGATCCGCTGGTCTATGTCCGAACGGTACGCCAATAACGAATTCGCATGTTGGGTCCGACGCGGCCTTAATGACTTCATCGGCTGAAATGTGCAAGGCGTTCGCCATTCCCTCTGCAAAAGAATAACTTTGAACAACGAGCACCGAGTCGCCGGCGTCGTACTGAAAGCTAGATATTGCCGCTATCGTCTGCGCATAGCCGAGAACTTCATCGACAGAACCTAACTCGGCCAAAGTTTCGTCCAGCATTGCCTTTAAACGATGATTCTCTTGATGGCACGTTTCACAAAAACACCTAAGATCATCGTCGCCATATTCCCAAGGATCTAACCCTTTCCTGTAGATCTGATGGTGGACGTGGAGTGTTTTGTCTTTTGCACCGCAACTCCAACACTCGAAATTAGCACGCTGGAAAACTTCCAAACGGCGCCGCTGCCAGCGCGGATCGCGCAGCTTTTCTGAATAGTCTGACATTTTC